TCAGAGTTAGAAGGCATCTCAGCACCTACCATTCTTAAGAATGATGCGATGGTTCTATTACCATAACGCTCAAATTCTTTTTCGTAAGTATCAGGAAGATACTGATTCAAGAAGTTAAAGTCGGTAATATAGTTTGTCGATAGCGCTACTTGCTCAGCACTTGGCTGTAATTGGTAAGTAGGCGTGTTTAATAAAGCACTTGCCATTTTAAATAATTTTTAAGTTTATAATCTTTTTATACTGCGGATTTTAAGACTTTTACCCGAATCAGGATTAACCGCTTTAACCTGCATTCCATCCGTTGATTTTGTAACTTCAGGCACTCTGCGTTCAGACATTTGAATGTTCTTAATGCTTTTCATTGTACCATCTGTTCCATCTGCTTGTCCTTGTTCGTAAAAGAACCTTGCAAATTTCTCAGGATTCATAGCAACTGCTAACGACCTATGATAACCTTCTGCATCCTTAATTAAGCCTTGCTCATCTAAAAACTTGTTTATAAAGTTTGAAGGTGTAGATTGTGCTCTTTTAAGTTCATTAGCGTCTCCGGGATTGAAAGTGATTTTTTTGTCATTAACATTAAATTCAAAACCTTTGAACTCTCCGTTAAACACTTCATCAGATTTTTGGTCAAACCAACTTCTTTTTCTTTCGTTCTCCTCATCAATAGTCTTCGCCTGCTTAGTATATCGCTTATAGCTTTCATAAGTTTCTTTTTCCTCATCAGAGACTAGTGGCCGGCTTGACTCAAGTGGCACTTTATATTGTTCTTTCTGAGTATTAAAAAACCTTTTTGCTTCAGCAATAGTCTTTTTTCTTTCTAATTTTACTTTTCTAATCGTAGATTCATCATCTAAGTCTTCGTCGTATCTATAGTCTTCCATTAAGGTTTCTATATCTTCAGAGTCAAGACCTTCTTGAGTAGAAGCAAAATAATTCTTAAGTAAACTTTCAGAGTCCATAGAATCAAAATCTTTTTTAAGACTTAAAAAATCCTCGAATCCTCTTCCTGTTTCCTTTTTGTATTTCATGTAAGCAGCAACATCTTCAGGCAAGGCTTCAGTCTCTTCCCTTTGAGCTGTTAATTCATCTAATGAATTAATCTGCTTATTGTATCTTTTTCCAATATATGAAAGAACTTCATCTTCACTTAATTCTTTAGGCTCATCCACGTTTAGTGGTTCATTTACTATTGGCTCCTCATTTATTTCGGGCTCAATATTCCCTAATGCCTCTTCATGTTTTTCAAGTAATTCTTTTTCTACTTGAGCTGTGCCTTTTTCTTCAACACCATCTAATAATCTTACTGTGTATTCCATTTGATTTGATTTAATTTTTTACAAATTTATATAAAATTTTCGACATTTTTAACGCGGTTCAAAAGATGCCAAATCAAAACCATCTAGGCTATCCTCATTTGATTCAAAATTCATAGGAGGCAAGTTGTTTTTACGTTGGTCTATCAGCTTTGATTGGTCTGTATTTTGTTGGCTAATACGCTTAGACTTAGCAGTTTCACGGTCTTGTTCTCGTTTACCTAAAGTATCCATCTCCATTCCGTGAAGCTTTTGATTATACATAAACTCCTCAGCCATTAAGTGAGATTTTAACTCAGCTTCTACTTGCATAATCTTAATGTCATACTCAGCCTCCATTTGTTTTAATTGGATTTTTGATTGCATTTCCGCTTGCATTTTTTGCATGTTAGTTTGAGCAGCCATTTGCTGAGACTGTAATTGTTGTTGAGATAGTATTGCTTGTTGTTGCATTTTCATTTTCTCTTCTCTGTCTTCTTTTTTCTTTCTTTTCTGTTTCAATAACTGATTAGCAAGTTTAAGATTTCTAAGTTCACGTATGTCAATTGCATCCTCAAGATTAATATCTCCTTTAGATAAAGCCATTTGAATATTAGCTTCAAGTTGTGCTCTTTGCTCTTCGTCAGGAGCTACTTCTATGAATATTCCAAAATCATAAATATAAAGGTCTTTAATTTCATCTAAAATTGAAACATTGTATCTACCAATTTTATTTATAAATTCATCTTTAAAATCTGAATACTCTAAAATATCTCCAATTCGATAAGTCAATGCCTCAGCCATTGAGCGGTATATGTACAAACTCGCATCAAGAATATGACGAGTTGCTGTGTTTGAATTTAATGCAGCTAGTTTTTGTAAACCAACTAATGAATTAGGGTCAGGAGTAGAACCATCTCTTGCTTCATTTAAGCCGGTTACAGTTCTAATCATATCCATATAATGATTATAATTAGCAATAAGCATTTGAGTCTTACCTGTTCCCGCATTAGAGCTTAACTGAGTAATAGGCACTTTACCATTATTGAAATCTCCTTCTTGAGTAAAACTTCTACCAATAACAGACCCTGTTTGAAAATACAACCTTAAAGCATCCTCAGGATTATAAGCGGAGCCATTACCTAAGTCAACTTCATTAAGACCATCGGCATCAATAAATACACCATCAGGAACAACTCGATTAATTACTTGTTGTAACTTTAAATGGGTAATTTGAATAAGGTCAGCAAAAGGTATCATTCTACAAACTGTTGACTCAATAGCACCTTTATACATTCTCGGAGCGGCAGCTACATAGTTAGGCAATGCGTGCTGAGATGACGATTTAGGTCTAACCATATTTTCAGACATTCTCCATTGCAATAGTATATTGGTTCCCATAACCATAATACCTTCGTACCATACATCAATGGTTTTCTCTATCTTTTCAAAGTTGCCCTCTTCCATCATTTCTACAGGAGGATTGAATGTATCATCCTTTGGAATAACACGAGAACCACCGTTATCAAGCATTTTCTTTTTATAAACTATTTTCTTTGTAGTCTTGTAATTAAAATACATTAACGTACAAGTATCTCTTGAGAATACACTATTCTCATAAAACTGAGCTACATTAAAATAATCATACCAACCTTGGCTATATTGAGTTATTTCTTGTAAATCCTCTTTAGTTAATTTTTGGTCAATTTTCATTAACTCAGAAATTGCAACTGTTTTAATTTCTCCCCAATAAAAACAATCTTTAAAGTAAGGGTCTTCAGTATAGCTGTACACTACGTTTGCCGGGTCTACATAAGATATTTTAACCCCTGAACCCTGTAGGAACTCATGTTTTGCAATAGCTAAACCAAGAACAGTAGCATCGTAATCAAGTCTCCAACGAATATCATTATAATGATTTTCATCAAAAATTGTATTAATAGCTTCTTCTTCTGCAATTTCAATAGCAGGTTTATAATTTAATTGCATAAATAATGACAATTCCTCATCATCATTAGGTAATTTTTCAGGGTCCATCATAAATGGGTCTGCTCCTGAATACTCTTTAACCTTGCTTAATACTTCTTTACCAATCATTTGAGTCTCAATCATCCCTTGATATTTGTTTCTCTTGGCTTGAGACATTGCGTCTTGAGAATAGACTTTAACTTTAAACAATCTATCAGACATTCCATTAACAATAATGTCAACGAATTTAGGTATGATTGGAACAGGTGTCCAATCTAAATTTAGATAGGATAAGTCACCATCAATCGCTAGTTCGTTTTTATATTTTGCAATAGACTGTTCTCCTCTAGCATACAGTCTTCGCCTATGAAATTCTCTCCATTGACCATAGTATCTACAATTGTTACCATCTTTTCTAAACCACTCATACTGAATGGCTTGTCCAACTTGTAACCCAAATTTTTCGGATGCTTTTTCTGCGTCTGTTGCTAACTGACTAGGAAAGACTGATGATGTAATATCTATTGTTACGTTTTTCATTTTAGTAATTGACTTGTTGAACCTTCATTAGAATACCTTGCGAAGTTAATACTTATTTTTGAATCTTTTTTTTCAGGCAAATACAAATGTTTTTGATTAGCCATAATCGCTAGTCCTGAGCTAATTGAGGCATCAAACTTTGTTCTGTCGTTGATGTCAAACTTTGCCCAATCTTCTAGCGTTCTTATAAATGGCATTGTTCCCATTTCATCACTATCTCTATACGCTCCAATCAAATCCATACCTACATATTTCTCTATGTAAGATTCAATTGCAGACGCATGAGATTGCTTTACATCTTCTGAAGAGTTTGGTATTCCTCCAAGTTCACGTTCTGTTTTTGTTAATTTATTATATTGCTTGTCAGGTCTATTTAAACAAAAGTTTCTATACCCTCTATTCTTAAAGTGGTATAGCAATCTAGGTTTGTTGTTCTCGATTAGAATTGGCATACCATAAAATACACACGCCATCAATACTTCTTCAAAAAATATCTCAGCAGTTTGAGGTCTTGCAATGTATTCTAAAAAGAACTCGTTAACAGGAGCTTCGTCCATGTGGAACTTAGTAAGTCCATGCAAAGCTCC